TGCGCGCCGCCCACGAGTCGATGATCCGGTTGCCCCGGCGCACCCCTTGCTGCAGATCCGCCGGCTCGAGCGCATCGTTCGGATTGTAGGCGCCAATTTCGACGAGCGCGTCGAGAATGACTTCGGCCCAGCTACTCATCGCGAGCCCCGGTTAGCGCGCGGCGCGCTTCGCGCGCGGCTTTTCCGCGGCGATCACGGCGATTATTTCTTCGGGTTCGTCGTCGGCGTCAATTTCCGGTACCGGCGCGGCGGCCGCGGCGACCACAGGCGGCGCAGGCTTGCGATCCCAGCCGGCGGCGAGCGCGCGCTCGAGCTCGGCGGCGTTCTTTACGATGCGGTTTTTGCCTTTGGCGTGCTGGTAAACCGTCGTCGGGAATTCCTGATGCTTGTACGGCGGCGTGTTCGGTTTGTTGAGATCGAATTCGCGCGTTTCGTTCGAGCGAGCGGCGTCGTGCTGCAGTACCAGCTCGCGCATGTTTTCAACTTGCTCCGGCGTCAGATTGAGCGCCGAGGCCTGCTCAGGGGTAAGAGCCTGCATAGGTGGATGCTTCCTTTCGAGAGGCACGCCGAAGAGTGCGGCGTGTTGTTCTAACTGCTGTTGCGGTGTGAGCGAGCTGCGCTTCGCGAGCGCAAAGCCCTGCGCTTCGTAGAGAGGCATACGCAAAAAAGAAGGCGCGGCGCACGTGGCGCCGCGCCGGTTGAGGGAGTGACTTAGTAACTAGGAAAAAACGGCTTCGCCGCGTTCGGGTCGTAGGTGTAGCAAAGCGTTTTGCTGACCACGGTCGTGGTCGCGAGCGCAATGTTATTGGCGGTTGTCGTGAGCAGGATGCCGTCGGGAATGATGCAGAAGCCGCCCGAGCCCTTCGGATCGAAGCCCACCGGAATGTTGAATCCGGTGATACCGTTTGTGCCGGTTAAGTGAAAGAGCGGGCCGCTGGGAGTGACGAGACCGACTGCCGAAGCCACCGCCGTGGTGACTTGCGGCAGATCCGCGGTATTGCCCCAGCCGGGCACGATTTTCCCGAGCACCGTCGAACACAGCCATTGATTGCCGGTGTTCACATTCACCACCGGCGAATACAGGAACAGGCCCGCGCCGTTGGTGCAGGCGCCCGATGGATCGAAGGAGACGAACGCATTCGGCGGCCCGGCGAGCACGCCCGCGCCCGAGATGTGCGCGAAGGCTTTCGTGCCGGAGGCGCCGCGCTGTACGCCGATTGTCGTACCCGCAACGGAGTTGACGAACAGCGCCTCGTTATCGACGTACAACAGCGTGGAATTCGCCGTGATGCCAGTAGCGGAGGCGACCGTGATCCGCGTCGTAGACGAATTGACGGCGGCCGAAAGCGTGGTTTGCGTGAGTGCGGTTTGCGCGGAGGCGCCGACCGAAAGAGCGAGCGCAACCACGATGAGAGAGAGAGATCGAAAAAGTTTCATTGTTTGGGTTCTCCTGAAATGGAATGAGCCGCGCGTTTCCGCGCGGCCCGTCATGGGTTGCTCGCTTAGGCTCCCGCCACGGTGCAAGCGCCGTTGTCCTGGTACAGATTGCCGAAACCGATCAGCGAATCCATGCGATTGATTTGCATCGATCGCACGGGATCCCAGGCCATGACCTTACGGACGCTGATACCGGTGTCCGGATCCTGCGCCTCGCCGCGCTGCTCTACCGCCTTCGGCAAATACAGCTTGGCGCCGACGAGCGCGAACGCGAAGCGCGACAGCGCCAGGCCGACAGTGCCCGACTTGCCGTTCGGCGAGGCAGTGCCAGGCCACAAGGTGAGCGCGGCGCCGTTGGCCGGCAGCGCGTCGACGTTCTGATACTGCGAGCCCGGCCCGTAGATCGCCGGCAGAATGCTAATCGTGTCCGCGCCGCCCGTCAGGGTGTAATCCTGCGTAACGGTGAACGTTTTTGCAGTCAGCGGCCCGGCCGAGCGCCGCGTCATCGGGTTGACGGCGTTGGTGTTCAGAATCGAGAACTTATCGCCGGCCTTCAGCGTGTCCGCGGCCGTGCCGGTGATGATCAGCGATGTGCCGTTCTGATTGGCGCCGGTGACAGTGACCGCGCCGGCCCACGTGCCGGCCGTGTGCGTAAACAGCGAATTGCTTTCAAAGAAATCGAAGGCAGCCAGGCGGCCCAGGTAGCCTTCTTTGAACATCTTCGAAATTTCGTCGACCGGGTTAAAGGTGTTCGTGATGTTCGAGCCGAGCGACTCCATCATCGAAGACGAAATCTGCATGCACTTCTTACCCGGCGGACAGGCTTGCTGCTTGAGGATGCGGCGCGCCTTGTAGTAGGTGTCGACAGTCGTCGGATCCGTGCCGAGCACGCCGACGACATTGCTCGCGTTCTGATAGGCGAACTTCGCGCAGCGCGAATCGAATTCCTGCGACAGCGCAGCGGCCGCCGGTTGGAAATAGTTTTCACGCAGCTCCTCTTCGGAGCGCTCGAGCTTGACGGCCTTTTCGTAGTCGTCCCACTCAAACGCAACTTGGACCCACTGATCGAGCGAGATCGTGGTCGAAATGCGGTTGATCCCTTGCGGCTGGTAGCCCATGCCGTCGGAGGTCAGAAAGCGCTGCGGGAATTTGACGGAGATCGACGCGCCCGGCGCGAATTCCTTCTCGAAATCGCGTTCCCAATCGCGGTTGAAATACTCGGCGACTTCCAGCATGTTGAGCAGGAGCCGCAGAATCTCCATAGAGACCCAGTTGGTGTTTAGAAATTGGTTTGCCATTGTGCCCTTCGGAATGCGGGGCAGCTAATCAGTTAGCGCCCGCTGCGCGCCGCCAGATCGCGCTCGTTCGCCGCTCGGCGAAAGGCGCGAAAATCTTGCGCTTTTGTAGCCGCCTCGACCTCGTCCGGAGGCGCGGCCGATCGGCCGCCCGTCTCGCTCGGAGGTGCGGGAGCGTTGGTTACTTTTTTGGCAGGAGGTGCCGCGCCGTCGGCTTTCACGAATGTGCCGTCGTTGGCGCGCGCGGGTACGCCGTCGCCCGAGGCCGCCGATTTGCCGGCGCGTTTAGACGCCAGCTCCTCTTTGACCAGGTGCTCGACGATCGCGAGCTTACGCACGGCTTCGCCCGGCGATCGCTTGGCGAGATCGATAAAAGCCGCGAGCTCGCCCTTCGAACCCATGACGTAGAGCAAATCGCCCAAAACCGGCGAATCGCCCAGCATGGCCCGAATCACGCCCGGCATTTCGGCCGTTGAGACGAGCTGCGCAGCGGCGTTTTTGATCACGTCGCCCGCATCCGCCCCGTAGCGTTCCGTCGCATCGGCCAGCATCGCCGCATTGCGGCGTTCGGCTTCGGCGTCGGCCGCCCGCGTGCGCTCGCCCTCGAGCGCTTTCGCAATCTCAAAGCGCGTTTGATCGGCGTGATACTGATCGCGCGCCTCCTCGTATTTTTCATACGAGTCGAAATCCTCGACCTTCGGCTTTTTAGGAGCTTCGAGCGTTTGCGGCGCCGGCGCCTGCGCGGCCGGAGTGGCCGCGGCCGGAGGAGCCGCCGAAGGCGCAGCCGCGGCCGGAGTGGCCGCCTGCGCTTCGCGCTTGAAACTCTTCAATTCCGCCGGCGTGAGGCCGGCGCGCTTCAGATCGCCCAGGAGTTCGTTGAGCCGAGTCGCCGCGTTATCGCGCGACGGTTTGACGACCGACGTTTCCGCCCGGCCGCGCTCCTGCTTTGATGTGCCCGCTTCCGAGGCGAGATCCACTTCGCCGCCCGCGGCGACATCGTCGCCGGCAGACGAGCCGGAAGAATCTGCAGAGGCCGCCGCTTGCCCCTCGTTCGGCTTGGCGCCGGGCATTTTGCCCGTTTTGCGCCATTCGGCATAGGCCGCCTTGTCGCGCGGTACTTCGAGCGCTTTCGGCGTCGTTTCCGCGGAGGCCGCCGCGGCGGGAGTGGCGGGAGACGAACCCGCGCTAGGGATAGCAACGTCAGGCATAGTTTTGTGGTTTGCCGCGATACGCTCGCGAACCGGCGGGGAAAAACTCAAAGCGAGCGCGCGGCCAATACGCGCCCGCTTGCCCGCACGCCGCGAAAAGGAGTGAACGCGGCAATGCGGAAGATCAAAAAATCGTTATGGCCGGCGCTCGACGAAGTGCCGGTAATGCCGGATGCCGTCCTCGACGTGCCGCTCGAGCGCGCGCAGGCCTTCGGCCGCGGCGTGATGATCGAGCAGCAGCCGGCGCGCGGTGCGCGCGATCGCGAGCGTATCGTCGACTTCGGCCTTCCAATCGGCCGGCGCCCAGTCGATCGCGTCCGAGACGACGCTCGCCAGGCCTTCGGCGACGCCGTCGGCCGTGACCATGTTGAAACTTTCCGTATAGCTCGGTTGCAGCAACAGGTGCATGTGCCCGACCGTGCGCCGGAAGGCCGGCCAGGTTTCCCAGCCGCTCAAATGCAATGTCACGCCCGGCAGCCCGGCGAGCATCTCCTGCAGCGCCGCGAGCACGGTTTCGCCGCCGCCCTCAGCGCGCCCGGCCGAGAGCCACAGCTCGAGCGGCGCGTGGAAGCCGCGCGCCACGTCGAGCGCCGCGGCGGCCGCGGACATCAGATTTTTAAGCGGCCGCGTGGCGCCGAATACGCCGATGCGCAGCGCCTGGCCCGGCTGATAGGGTTGCTGCCGCGGCCGCGGCATATGCTCGCGATCCACGTAATACAGATTCGGCAGATAGAGGCACGGCGCCGCGAACGTGGACCGCACCCAGGCGCAGAAGCGCTCGGAGTTGCCGGCCGCGCGGATGTTGTGCGCGCCGCGTTCCAAGTCCAGTAATTCGCGGATGAGCTTTACCCCGTTGCGATCGGCCTGCAGAAAGCCTACGTTCGAGTGGCAGTTCACGCAGAACTTCGTTTCCGGAAACGCCAGCGCAATGCGCGATAGCTCGCTCGACGGCAGCCACGGCGCCGAGATGATGACATCCTCGACCCCACAGCCGCGCGGCCCCTCGAGATGCTCCCACAGATCGCCGGCCGAGAGAATCGGCCACACGTGCGCGCGCAGGCCGGCGCGCCGCAGCACCTTCGCGGTGTTGATGGCCGCGACGCCCAGCCCAATATGCGAAATGTTGCGGTTGGCGGCGAAGTTCTTGTAAGCGAGAACGAGACTCATGCGCGCTCAGTACAGCGCCACGAGCGAGGTTGCCGTCGTGCCCGTCGAGAGCACGCGCGACGCGCAGACCGGCAGCAGAGTGCCGGCCGGAACGGCCACGAACGTCAGCGTCGTGCCGTAGGGAGTTATCAGCGCAACGTTCCCGGTGACGCCTACCCAGATGCCGGTGGCCGTGTAGGGCAGATCGACACTATCGGAAGGCGTCACGGCGACGCCATCGCGGCGCGCCCGGTTCGACTGATCGAAACCAAATTTGTATTCGGTCATTTAGAAAATCCTTTTTTGGTACGTTAGGCCGCAAGCGGCGGCCCCGCTTGCGGGACTCCACCTCCGAGGGGAGGGGAGGACGCCGGCGGATTCGTGGCCGCCGCATTCGCCCCACTTGGCGCGCTCGGCGGCGCGCCCGGCGAGGCGGCGAGCGCCGGATCCGGAATCATGGCGAGCATGCGATCGATTTGCTCGATGTCAGCGTTAAACGCCGCGATCGCTTCGGTCGACTGCGCCTTGATGAGCGCCTCGATCATGCCGGCTTTGTTGTTCAGCGCGGCGATACGCTCTTTACTTGCGAGCTCCGAGAGCTTGGCTTGCTTCTCGTCGAGCAGCGAGTGTACGGTTTGCGAGAGCTGCTGTACCAGCGCGGAGGCATGCTGCAGCGCGGCTTGCGCGGCCGGCGACATGGGTTGATTCTCCGGCGGCGAAATAATGTCCGCCATCTCGTCGCCCTTCGCGCCAAGGTTTTTCATGCGGATCGCCATCGCGAGCAGCTTCGCTTGCTGCGGCGGCGGAACCGGCAGGCCGTGCAGGTTCGCGATGAGCTGATCGAGGAAGTCGCTTTGCGCTTCCCACTGCGATTGCGTCGACGGCCCCGTCGACACGGTTACATCGTGATCGGCGTCGTCGATCGGATAGTGTTCAGGATCGCCGCCCGCTTGCTCGGCATACGGCGCCGCGGTGTTGAGCTGCACGATTTGGTGCGAATCGTCCGGCTTTCGGATCGCGACCGCGCGCTCGGTGTCGTAAACGACCGGAATCCAGGAGTTGATAACGCGCCCGGCGAACTCGAGCGCGCGATCGAAGCCGTCGGTAAAGTGGAAACTGCCGATTTGCTGCTGCTGCTGGATGCGCTGCAGCGCGACGCCGCTTTTTGCGTTGTCACGCTGCGCGGCCGTGGGCAGCGGCGAGATCCCCATCGCGGCCTGAATGGCGCGCCGGCAGGAATCCTTCGCGGCTTCAAAGGCCATGAAATTCGGGACGTACTGCTGGCGTTGCGGCAGCGGCAGCACTTGCCCGTTCGACCCATCGGTAATCGGATCCGCCTGCAGAAAGCCGTGAGGGATTTTGGTAACGCTCGCCCAGGCCACCGCGTCGCTTTCAAACTGGCCTTTGTAGCCGATGAACGGAACTTTAGGACTCAGCCCGGCCTCTTCCATTTCCTGCGAGTTCAGGTACGCGAGCGACATTTGCGGATCACGCGCCAGGCGCACGAGCGAGAATAGCTTGCGCTTCGCGCCGCCGCCGTCGTCGATGTAGCGCTGCAACCCGACCATCGGGATAATCGCGAGCAGCTCGCCCGGTTGCGGATTGGTTTCGAGAATCTCGACGCCGTTCGTGATGTATTGCACGAGCGCCTTCTTTTCGACGGTGCGCGTGCGCGCCGGCTTGACGCCCGCCGGCAGCGTCGTTGCGCTTTCGCCGTTCTCGAATAGGTAGAGCTTCGAGCGGGTTTTTTCGATTTTCCAGTATTCGGCCGTCAGGATGATCTTGTCTTGAATCCAATCCTTTGCGACCCGCATATCTTCGAGCGAGAAGTCGGTAACCGTGGCGTCGGGGTAGCGTTGCTTGAAATCGTCGCGCCGCACCGGATCGAGCACAAAGCAGTACTCGCCGTCCGACCAGTCCGGCTCTTTGACGTCCGGATCGTAGAGCACGGAGTCGGGGTTATCGATGTTTTTAACGACAATCTCTTGATCGAAAGAGTCGTCGGAAACGTAACGCCGGCCGATGCGGAAGAAGCCATAGGAGCCCTCGACCATGGCTTGAAACGCGCTCAGGTAGATACTCGGCGCGTGTGATTTGTACTCGGCGCCGCGGATGAGATTCTGGCGCAGCTCTGCGCTTTTGGTGTCCGCGCCGGCGCCGCCCGGTTCGATTTTGATCGAGCGCTTATTTTCGCGCGCGGTGTTTACGCAGGCGTTCACGTACTGAGAAAGTTCGTCGTGGTTAATGCAAGGTCTTCCAGCGTCCTTGCGTGCTTTGCGATCTTTCTCATCCCAGGCGTCCCCAGCGATGAAACGCATGTCAATGCGTCTCTCTTCTCTCGCCTCACTCCAGGAATCTGAGGCGTACTTGAAGCGGTCCCTGATTTCCTTGAGAAGTTTGGCGTCAGGACCGCCCTTGCTGTCGTTATCGACCGTGCTGATTTTGCGAGGCATGTACTAGAACGGGTGAAGTACGTCTAACCCTTGTGAACATTGGTGTCGCCGCATCATGCTGGAAGTTGAAGCCCGAAGAAAAGCGCCGCCGAATCAACGAAG